CTTGGTGCCCGCGAAAGATTTGTCATTTGCGGTCTTGAATTCCAGGACATGCCAGGCGCTAGATTCCGGGATGCCTTGCGTGCAGCCGTCCAGGCTGATGCCGAAATGGCCGCCGAATGCGGGGAAACTGAATTGCCGCCCGCTTGCCGGGTCAACGTCATACACCTTGGCGCCAGTGGCGCGCAAGTCTGCCACCAGGCGTGGCTCCTCGTGATTGCCATGGTCGAATAGCCGCAGCTTGCGGCCGTCGTGTTCTTCATGGCCAGCCCAGTGGAATTGCAGCCATAAGTAGCGCGTACAGTGGTGACCAATCTGGCTGCCGCCAAGGTGCATGCGGTGGGCCGGCTCACGATTGGCGACGTAGGACTCGTAGATGCGTTGGACGGTTTGGGTGGGTAGGTGTTTTGTTATGTCGGTCATTTGATATACCTGCTTTTTTTAGAAATCAGGACATTTAAAATAGGGCCGCTCTCACCGGCCCTATACCACTCGGCCTACTTTTCCCAGGGCTTCTTGGCAGGCGCGGCCGCGGCCGGGCTGGCAGCAGGCGTACTGGCAGCCGGGGCCGCCAAGCTTCCGTCGGCGGGCTCGTAGCCCTTGATATCGTTGCTGGCCTCGTAGTCACCCTTGGCCGGGCGAATCGCCACTTTTGCGCGTAGCGGCTTGTCGTGCAGGTCGCTGGAGTCCTCCGGCGACATGACGCCGACAGCACGGCAGATGGCGGACAGCGTGCGTTGTGCGATATCGACGGCGGTCTGGTTCGGGTTGTCCAGGTTCAGGCGCTCAAACAGCACGCGGTTATTGTATTCCCCGTCGATAACATCCAGGCGCAGTTGCAGGTATTTGCCTGTACCTGCCTTGGTGTCCTTCATTTCGCTGTCAACGATCATGACGTTGTACCAGCCGGCCGGGATGGGATCGAATCCAGTTTGCGGCTCGACGTCTGCGGCGTTGAATCCTGTGAGGTTGCTCATGGTGTTTTCCTTTGGTTGGTGGTGCGGTGTTTATTCGGTGGTGGGTGCGGTGGCCTGGTAAAACGGCACATGCTCGGCAAACGCGCCCCATTCAAGCGGCACTGTGTCCGGCATGCTGTAGCGGTTTTTGGCAATGACGGCTGGGGTTTCGGATACCTGCAACTGGCGCTTGCCTTTCGTGACGGCCTTGTTCTTGGCCTCTTCGGACTTCTTGACGTGTACCGGCGTGTTGGCAAAGCCGATCACGTCCGCCTGTTCTACCATGAGCGCGAACGCCCGCTTGTGGAGCTTGATCTGATACCGGTCGTATGGGTCAGCGTCCGGCGCGTCATATCGGACAATTGCGCTATGCGCAATCAGGATTGGCGTTATTCCTTTGTGTGAAAGCGCCTTGCAAGCGCTCATAACGTCATTCCAGTAGTCCATGGCTAGAATGTAGCCCTTGCCATAGCCGATTTCCTCATGGTTTTTCACCCCCGCATCGCGGGCAACTTGTGCCCAGATCAGCGGCTCCAATGCTGACAGGCTGTCGATAACAACAGACTGGTACCCGTGGCCGTCATCGAACAGCGACGCCAGCGCGTCGATAACGTCCTGGTAGGTTTCCGCCGGCGGGAAGGCGTCCACGTCCAATGCGCCCAGGCCGTCCTCGGCGCGGATCACAATGGGGTTAGGCGCATGCGCGGCGAAGTAGGTTTTACCCGCGCCTGGCGGGCCGTGCACTACAATAAGCGGTGCGCGGCTGATGGTGTTGCGTTTGATGCTGTCTAGTGAGATAGACATTATTTTGCTCCTTTAATGGGCGCCACAGACACGCCCGGCTTGCCGGGCTTAACCGTCACGGCATCAGCAACGGCCGCATAAACATCCGGTTCGTTGTCCTGCAGGTAGCGAAGGCCGCCGACATCCAGTGTCGGCTGGTAGCTAATCGGCCGCAGCGCTTCGGGGATGCTGTGCTCAATCTCGCGCCACTTGTCGGCGTCGAGCGTGCGGGTCATGCGGCCTGTGACGGTAATCCTGCAATCGCCTGCGGCGTGGCGTCTGGCTCCTTCGTCGCGGACTCCGGTATGCTCGATGATGTCCTGTTCAATAAGTATGCGGGCGTCGCGGGCGGCGTTTTCGTCTGCCTTGGCAGCCTGCCATTTGTGGGCTAGTTGGGTTAGGTTGGTCATTTGTTTTGCTCGGTTGATGTGTTGACTGAGCGTGTAATGTAATGCAGAATGCATGGCATGTCAACAACCCAGAGAGAGAAAACATGATGAACCTTGAGCAAGTAAGAGAAGCGCTAGCAGACCGAAACGCGCGGGAGGTGTCCCGTCGCTGCGGTGTACATGAGGCAACCATACGGCGCATCAAGAACGGCACGGCGCAGAATCCCAGCTTCGGCGTGATGACGATATTGATTGAATACCTAGAAGGGAGCAAGTAATGCATATTGAAATGAAATGGCCCGTTCCCCGCGAACGCGGGGATGAACCGTATCCCGTGCCAGCCGCAATGCCTGCTAGCACCCGTTCCCCGCGAACGCGGGGATGAACCAGGTTGCTCATGGTGTTTTCCTTTGGTTGGTGGCCGTTCCCCGCGAACGCGGGGATGAACCGCATACCCATTGGATCAAGGCCCGCTAGAAAAGGACGGATTCATCCTATATCACAGCGGACAAGAGGCAGTGACTACATGACACCCCAAGACTACATAACCCACGGCTGGGCGCTCTGCGCCATCCCCGCTAACAGCAAGGCGCCGCGCGGTAGTGGCTGGCAGCAGGCCGGCGCTGCGGCCGCCGAGTGCACCGCCAACATGGGCGTGGTACACGGCCTGTCCGGCACGTGCGCGATCGACATTGATGATATGGCTTGCGCACGTGACGCCCTGGCCGCGGTCGCCGTGGATCTGGACGCGCTACTAGCAGCGCCGGATGCCGTGCAGATCAGCAGCGGGCGCGAGAACCGCGCGAAGCTGCTGTATTCCGCGCCGGCCGACGGGCCGAACAAGCGCCACGCTCTCACGTGGCCAGATACCGGCTGCGTGCTGGAGCTGCGCGCGGGTGCGACGCAGGACGTGTTGCCACCCTCAGTACACCCAGACACTGGCGCGCCTTATGAGTGGATAGGCGACTGGCGCGCACTGCCGGAGCTGCCGGACGCGCTGGCTAAAATCTGGCGGGAGTGGGGCTTAGCGAAGGAAGCCATGCAGGCGGCCTGCCCATGGGCCAAGGCACAGCCGGCGCGTGTGCCGCAAGGCGTGACGGCCAGGACATACAGCCCGCCCGCGGGGGGCGGCGATGTGATTGGCACATTCAACCGTGCCTATTCGCCAGGCGATAGCTTGGTCGCAAACGGCTACCGTGCCGCGGGCACGCGCTGGATGGCGCCTGACAGCAGCACGGGCATTCCAGGCGTTGTTCGGCTGCCTGACAGCGACCGCATATACAGCCACCATGGCAGCGACCCACTCAGCGACGGCTTCAGCCATGACGCGTTTAGTGTGTACTGCCAGGTGGAATGCAACGGCAATGTGTCCGCGGCCGTGGCCACCGCGGCGGATATGCTGGGGCTAGAGACGCCGCCGCTAAGCGCTGAGGATCAGCGTATTGTGGATGGGGTGATGGGGCGTGTGGCGCCTAGCAATGTGATCGACATTAAGGCCAAGGCGCCGAAGGAGCCCGTAAAAGAGACGCCGCCAGATCCAGGCCCCATACCGGTAAACATGCTGAAAACCGCTGAGCAATGGCTGAAAGATCAGGTGCACTCATACAAGCACGATGCAGTGCGACAGGTGGTGCTTTCGTTTGCCGGCGCCACGACAGCACGTCGCTATGTGACCCGGCAAGGCCAGCCTACAACTACTTTTTTCGGTGTCTGCGATAGTAGCGTGGCTGGCATGCGGCCGATGAAGGGCGCAATTTTAGGGCTTACTAAAGCTATCGGCGACCGTCATTCAATGCGTGGCGGCAAGCTATCATCCGATTATCTGGTATATAGGGCGCTGCTCAGGTGTCCGCGCTTGTACTGGATAACGGACGAATACGGCTATGCCGTACAAACCGCGCGCAAGCAGCAGAATGGCGCGCAGGAGTCGGCGCTTGCTGTGTTGCATGATTGCTATACGGGATCGACGCTTTATATCGACCCGGATACGGCAGTAAGTGGCAACAAGGAGCGCCGCTGGGATGAGTGCGATATTTATCACCCGACCGTCACGATGATGTCCCTTCTATCCCATGATCACCTGTCGGCGCTGGCACAGCGCAGCGAGTACGGCCGCGGCACGCTGCAGCAGACGTTGATGGTTATCCCCAGCGAGGATGCAAAACTTAGCGATGGGCATAGGCCCGAGATACCGGCGGCATTGATCGAGCACGCCAAGAGCGTGCGGTCAGTGCCTGGCATTGCGGGTGCTGAACAGACGGCTACCATGCCGCCGCAGATGACGACGGTTAGCGAAGGCGACAACGTGCATGAGATATATGAACACGCACGCGCGCGGATGATTAGGTATATGGATACGCCAGAGCGCCAGGCGTGGCGGGGCATGGTGCATGGCTACATGCAATCCGTGCGGCGCATGGCGTGCAGCCTGGCGGCTTGGGATGAGCCGGAGCGTCCGTGTGTCACTGCCGAAATCGCGGGCTGGTGCGGACTATGGGCCGAGCGGTGCTTGATGCAGATCGTGCCGCGGCTGGAGGTGACGGCGCTGGATCATGATGGGCCTGATGTTTTTCAGCGTGTCCTTGAGGTGCTGTTTACACGCGGCAAGAACATGACTGCAAGAGAAATCGCCAAGACTTGCAGGCCGTTTCAGTCTCTGACGCAAGCCGAACGTGACGAGTTGCTAACCCGCATGGCAGATGACGGCTATGTCATTGCGACAAAGACCAGCCAGTCGATTAAATACATGGCGGCCAAGCAATGAATAAGGCATTGCGTACGGCGGCTGTCGGTGGTATAACTGGACGCATGAGCGAAAACACGTCAAATAACCTATTGAATTGCATGGCTAACGTGCAAAAGGTGCCGACAGGTGCCGACAGGTGCCGACAGGGGGTGTCGGCACCTAATTTTTTAGCAGAATCAGCAGCATACTAAGGGTGCCGACGCCGCCGACACTTATATGTATATAGAGTATATAAGGGTGTCGGCACCCCACCGTCGGCACCTTTGATTAAAGCATTGATGTATAAAAGAAAAAAGGTGCCGACACCCCCTAAAAATGCCGCCGGCACCGTCGGCACCTTAGAAAAATGATTGCCCCAACGCCGTAACTACGGCACAATAAACCAACGGCTGTGGTGGCCCTAAGATATTCAGTGATAAACAAAAGTCTGTCGTTCTTCCCGAGGTGTATCACTGCACCGCCACCACCGGGTAGGACGACAGACTTTTTTTTGGGATTACATATGACACTCACCCCCCAGCAACAAACAGCCGCATCGGCTATTTTACAATGCCTGTCAGGCGAAACAGACCACACCCACACAGTCTTGGCCGGACACGCCGGCACAGGCAAGACCTACACCGTGGGCCACATAGTCCAGGCGCTAGTAGACAAGGGTTATAGCATCCACCTTGCGGCCCACGCACACACGGCAGTCGCACAGCTACGCGCGGCCCTACCTGCCGACACGCGCGCCGCTGTGTGCTGCTCAACCATCTTCAGCGCCCTAGGGTGGCGATTCAGCGCCAAAAGCCAGGCGGCGGTTGAGTCAGGCGCGCACAGGCTGTCTGGCGTGGACGTGGTGGTGGTGGATGAGTCATCCATGGTTGACGACCGCATGTTTGATTCGTTTTTCAGCCTGGCAGCGCGTTGCGGCCTGCGTATGCTTTGGGTAGGAGACCCTGCCCAGTTACCACCTGTCGATCCCGGAAACCATAAGGCCCGCTCGCCAGTATTCGCGCGGGTACAGGATCAGCACCGGCTGAGTGAAGTGGTACGCCAGGCCGAGGGTAGCCCAATCATCCGTGCGTCGATGTACGTGCGCGAGTGTTTGGAGGCCGGCACTAAGCCGGACGTGGGCGAGCTGGCCGAGCGTGCTGGCGACGCTGCCGACGGCAGTAGTGCTGTGTCTATCGCCACGGGTGGCGTGGCCGCCGTCGCGGACTACACGCAAAGCGCTGTGCGTGCCAGGCTAGACGCACGCGCAATCGCGTTCCGCAACAAGACCGTGGACGCCATAGGCCGCATGGTGGCCGCGGCACTACACCCGCAAGGCGCGCATCGGCTAGTGGCTGGCGACCCCGTTACATTCGGCGCGCGGTACGGCGAGAGAGTGCCGACGAATAGCAACGCGCGCGTTGCGGCTGTGAGTGACGGCACTGCAAAGCACGGCGTGGCGGTTCTTGACTGCCTAACCGTAGGGCTGGATCTGGATGGTGGCGAGCGGGTTGATGTGTATACCCCCGCCAAAGCCGACGACCTACGCCGCGTTGTGGGCGCGCTCAAAAGCACGCACGCCCGCGACAAGCGGCTGGAAAAAGCGTGTAGCGATAAAGGCGACACGCATGGCGCTAGCCTGGCGCGTACCGGCTACCAGGATGCGGGGGCGATGATCCAGCAGATACAGGATGAGTATGCGGATCTGCGCTTGCTGTACAGCATGACGGCACACAAGGCTCAGGGCGGCACTTTTGACGTGGCCATAATTGACTGGCGCGACATGCAGTCGTGCTCGTCAATCGAGACGATGTGTCGCCTACTCTATGTAGCTGTCACACGCCCGGCAAAATATCTGGTGATTGTCGCGTGACAGGCTTGCATTGTTCCCCTATTGGTGTATTATAGGAACTAGAGATAAGGACAAAGCAACCGGACAATCTGATGAACATAACCCCGCTACATGCAGTCACCGACACCAACAAGCTCGCGACAATCGCTGACGACATGAAGAAAAACGGATGGACTGGCAACCCAGTATTGATTGACGACGATGAGAGCAACGAGCCCAAGGCATTGACTGGATCGCACCGCATTGCTGCCGCGGCTATTGCCGGGATCGATGTGGAGCATTACAGCCTAGCCGAGACGGACATTGACCTCGGCGCGATTTTTTTCGACTGCAACGACGATGACGACATTCTCGAAGTCATCGAGGCGGGTAGCGACGAAGAGGCTATTCGCATCATGAGCGAAGAGGTTGAGTCCAACTAAAATTTATTCCATCTTATAAAACAACCGGAGACAGAAATGAGCGATCGCGAAGTGCATATCGAACATCCGGCCATGCCCGACGAAAGCCTGTGCGGCTATACCATGGGCCGTGGCTGCCGTGTCGCACAGGAGGGCCAGAGCGTGACATGCGAGGCATGCCGGGCCGTGGTGCGTTTCTGCCGAGCGGTGCGAATTGGCGAATGTCTGGTTGAGACACGGGAGCGCTATCAGCGAGCCAAGCGCCAGAGCGTGACATGCACACCACGCCATACGACCAAAGTCTTATAAATATTGCTCTGAAACGCTTGACTATGGGTAACCCAGATGATATAGTGTACACACACTAAGGAATTCGCCAAGGCAAACCGGGGAAAACTAATGAGCAGCAATGAATACGGAAACCCATATAATCCGAGCCAAACGATGGTCGGGCTCGAAGCGGCTCGCGCCAAAGCGATCGACGAAGCAACTCGGGATCTTGGAAT